CTATTGGGTAGGAGCATTCGATTAGAATGAACCAGAACTTCCCCAGACACCTAGTGGGTCCGACCAGCCGAATGAATAACGCTCACGAGACTTGTAACGTACGTTACCAGTGTCAAAGTCGCCGTCCATAGAATTCTGGAGAGGAGTACGGATAAAGTGCTTCAATCCGTTAGGAACGTCAGTCAACATAAACCAAGCATTAGTATCGGTCAAGAAGTGGTTAACTGTGTAACCTTCAGGAACAGTACCGTTGTTGTTAATTGCACTGATATCATTGTTGTTTGTACCAACACGTAACTTAGTTTCAAGTAAACGAGTAGCAACAAACTGCAATGCAGGAGGAACAACTAACTTCTTAGGTTTAGCAGCAATTAATAAACTACGCTCATCAGTCCAAGCAGCAATTTGAATAACAGCAGCTTCTAAAGAAGTTTCATTCAAGTCAACTTGGGTTGAAGGAGTATTAGAGTTAGTGCCACCAGATACTAATGGATGCGCTGTAGAGAACAGAGGAACGCCATCTCCGCCGTAATACTGGCTTGAGTTAGTGAAACCATTGTTTAATACAGAAGCAGCTTTTACTTGCTTAGTGTAAGACATACCACGAGCTAGAGCCTTAGTATAACGAGCAGACAATGAGTCATACAAGTTATCTTCAATCGCTTCTTCAGTGATTGAGAAACCTAAAGCAATGGTTTCGTGTGAGTAACGAGTTGTCCATGCCTCTTGCGCATTGTCATAAGCAATGGCAGCGCCTTCAGATTTAACTGGGGCAGCAGAGAATCCAGACAATTTTGTCTCTTCTTCAAACGAACGCTCAGAAGATTCAGTCTCATATAACTCTTTGTGCTCTTCGCCGTAACGAGCATACTCAAGACCAAACAGGGCATTGAGGCCGGGTAATAGCTCTTTAAGGAGCTGTGAACGTGAAATAGCCATTTTTTAGCTCCTTAGTTAGTTGTACCGGCGGATTGATAATATGAATGCACGCCAAAGTTTAGTTTGACAATACAATCCGTATAAGCATCACCGGGGTTAGATGGATAATTGCCGCCGAATGAAGAGTTAGCGTTAACTAAATCAACAATTTTGCAAGCAAGAGCGTTTGTGTTAGCTACAGTAGCTGATAAAGCAATAACTGAGTTACCAGTAGTTGTATTAACAGTTGTGCTTCCAGTACCGCCTGTAAAGTTAGCCAATGCGATTGTCTTACCGATAGAAGCAACGGTAATCGAACCTAAAGACTGAGCTTGGAATAAACAATCTGGGTCATCCATTACACGAATATAAATATTTGTGTAGCCAGCAGTCACAGCGTTAGCTGGTAAATACTGAGCATATAAAGGATAGCCTAATTGTTGTCCAGCCAATTGATAACGTACGCCTACACATACTCCAACAATACCAACTGAAGATGTTGTGGGTGTAGCAGTTACAACTGTTGGTTGTCCAGCTGTTGATGCTCCAATTTGAACCAAATCTCCGTTACCGATAGGGGCAGTATTATTGCTGGTAAGTAGAATCTCACGAATCACTCCACCATTAAATGCCTGACCACCGATAAGGTTAAGTGGCTTTAGTCCATAAGGACCTGAGAATGTCGCCATTTTAAACCTCCAAAATTAAATTAATTAAAATCACTTACCACCGAAAGTAACCTTTGTAGACCTATCTTTAAACATAGGCATACGGGGGTCGTTCTCACGCATGTAAGTATTATCCACCGATTCCATCTGAGAATTAGCTAAACGCTCATAATGTTTAGCACGCTGCTCCATCATCTCTTTTGGGGCACGGCATAAAACTAAACCACCAATTTCAATCGAGCCTTTATATTGTCCATCAATGGACGCATGGCTCATAGCTTCAGGATAATCCTCTGCCTTCACAGGTTCGAATCCTTCCCTACGGCTTTTGGAGATATTCATTGGGTCAGAGGCTCCCATTAAGGAAGTTCTGCACCATCTATGAGTCCAACCTTCTCGTGGGTCAATTCTTGGCAGTGTTTCAGGCGGTGTCCATACGTTAATAGGGCGCACTTCCTTATCACGGGATTCTTGCTCACGATTAGCTTTGTTTGCAACAGTTATTGTTCCTGTACTCATTATCTATCTCCATTCATTTGTTCGGCAACCTTTTTGGCGTATAAATCTAAGGGTACTCCTAGGCGTTTCGCAATTGAAATCTGCGTTGGCGTTAGTTGTATCTTTTTTGGTGCAACAGAACGAGTAGCCGGAGCCACTACATTTGCTGCTGGTTTGGCACGGCGTGGACTATCTGTCTTTGCCGGTTCTACTTCAGTTTTTTCTTCGCTCCCGAAATAATCGGGGAATCTTTTACGGATTGTATCACTAATCTTAGCATAATAGTCGTCCGTTCCAACATATTTTTCACCAAACTCACGGGCAAGCTGGTTATGTTTGGTTAAAGCGAGACCAGTCATCTCATCTTCTTCCGAACTTTCACCACCATACCAAGGGTTACTTTCTAGCCAATTGTCTAGTTTTGAGTCTTGGGGCTGTTGCTGTTGCGCTTGAGGAATATTATATTGTTGCTCTTGTATTTCAATAGGGCGCAAGTTCTGAACCTTATCCATTTTAAGAGTAGCTTCTGCCATTCTTTGCTGCGCTTCTGCTAGTGCATCACCGTCTCCGGCTTCATAAGCTTCTTTAAAAGCCTTTTTAGCCATACCAAGTTCGGTTTCAGCGCTATTTTTGCCTTGCTCAATATAAACTTTGCTACCTTCATGTAAAGATGCTTGCAATCTCCTGTTTTCATCTACAAGAACTTGGGCAACTCGAAGGGCTTCTTCCCGCATACGAAAGGCTTCTTCTTTAGCACGGCGTTCATCGTGGTATCCACGACCTAGCTTTTTAATACGCTTTTGAACTTTTTCATCATAAGAGGCCAGTTCATCTTCCGTTATGTCTTCCGGAGGTTGTTCCATTGGCTTACGATTACGGTCTTCTGGGGGCGTATCTTCTACAATTTCAATATCCAGTTCGGGCTCTTCTTTAGCCTTTTTAGTGACTTTAGTTTCTGCTTCATCTGGGAATACAAACTCTGTATCCTCATTAACTGGGACCATTTTTCCGTCTTTAAAGACGGATGTTCCAAATTCTTCCATTGCCATTTATATCTCCTTATGCTCGTGTAATCCCACGGGGGTCTTGAACAACAGCTTCTACGCTATCGTCATTTATGATTCTGAACTCTTGACCATGAATCTTTACTCGTGAACCTGAGTTTGGTCTAATAAGAACAAAATCTCCTACTTTACACAGTGGTCCGCTTGGAAAACGCTCTTTATCTGCGTAAGCGTCAGGTCCTAAATCCATCACAAACAACACCGGAGTTAATACTTCCTCGTAGTGCATAGTCTGGTCTGACTTTAAAATACCCCCTTCGAACTCTTCATCGGCTGCTGGAACCATACATAAAATATGATAGCCTGCTGGCTTTGGAAGCTGTGTTGCCTTTTGCTCTGCTTTCGCAGGGATTTGTGATATGTTACCTACTGCATCACTTATTAATAAATCACTCATCATCATCCTTATTTAGTTTCTGCTCACGGTCTTTGATTAAATCAATAGCAAGGGCAAGACCACGGATAACCCCAACTACATGCTTATACTCTTCAAAATCTTTGCAATTGCCTGCGGCAATGAATTCTGCTTTTCCATCAATTTGCTTCTGTAATTCCTTACAGAGGTAGTCATACTCGTTCATTACTTAGTTTCCTTTTTAAGGGATTGCTGCGCTGGAGTTAATTCTCTTTTAGATGCGTGGTCATAGGATTTAGCGGTCATAGCATGGTTATGCTGACGTTCCCGATTTATTGCATCTATTGCTAACTTAGCTCCGGATTCTAATTGCTGGGCTTTTATTTTCTGGGCATTACCTGCTGTTGTCGCAGAAATTTGAGCCTGTGCGGTAGCTGCTTGGCTCTGAATACGTTGAGCCTCAATTTCTAACTGCTTAAGTTTAAGTTGAGCATCGGTCTGGTCTTTTTGAGCCTTACGTTGCTGTTCTTGCGCTTTTAACTCTAACTCTTTTTGCTGCATCTGGATAATCGGGTCTTGCGCTTGCTGAGCAGCTTGTGCTTGTTTTTGCTGATTCTGGTTCTGTTGTAGCAACTGCTGAGCGGCTTGAGCTAACCTTAACGACAAGGCTGCTTCTATTTCCGGAGTCATATTAATATCTTCTTCTATTCCTGAGTCGTCCATTTTTTGTGGTGGCAAACTAACGCCCAACTGTTTCTCAATATCTTTGCGATACTGGAACCCAATGTGCTCATTAACGTGCGCCATCATAGCCTGTTGTAATTGCGGAGCTATTGGGTTTCCTTGTAACAGTTGCATAATCTTAGGGTCTTGCATTGCTGCCATATGCACCGTAATATGCGCTTGATGGTCTTGGTAGCTGAAAGCCTTGACAGGTTTCATCATTAAGACGTTCTGATTCTCTGTAACTGGGTCAGTAGGTTTCTGGTCGTCCGACATTGGAATAAGTTTAGAGGCGTTCTTAACCCCAAGTGTCTCCACCATCTGTCTATGTAAGAGAGGAAGGTTATATAACTGAGGCGCTTGTTGAGCCAACTGAAGTACCGCTTGATACTGCACAATCTTCTGTGCCATTGTGCTTGCATTTGGGTCGCTGACTGGGATAACTTCAACATCATCGTAGTCCGATTTTTTTGCTGAAGCTTTACC